AGTCATCACGATTACTGAGGGCGAATTGGACGCCTTGGCAATCTATGAGATGTCCGGTAAGCAGTGGGACGTGGTTTCACTTCGGTCGGGCGCAAGTAACGCCGCCAAGGAGATCAAGGCCCAGCTAGAGTGGCTCGAAGGGTACGACACAGTGGTGCTCTGCTTTGACAACGACAAGGCAGGAGAAGAAGCAGTAGAGCAGGTCAAGGACCTCTTCAGTCCTGACAAGCTGAAGATATGTAAGCTACCACTGAAGGACGCCAGTGACATGCTCATGGCAAACAGGGTTAAGGACTTTACGCAACATTGGTGGAACGCGAAGGTCTATAGGCCCGACGGTATCGTAGCTGGTACTGACACATGGGACAAGCTGGTAGAAAAGAGAAACGTAAAGTCAATACCTTATCCATGGGAAGGCCTAAATCACATCACAAGAGGACACAGGCCGTATGAACTCGTTACGATCACTAGCGGCAGTGGTATGGGAAAGTCCCAATTTATCAGAGAAATCGAGTATGATCTTCTACGCCGATGCGAAGGCAATATTGGAGTCTTGGCCCTTGAGGAAGATTTGGCCCGAACAACGCTTGGTATCATGTCGGTGGCGGCAAACAGGCCCCTTCACTTGGAAGAGGACACGCCTGTGGACGAACTTCGACCGTTTTGGGAGACCACACTGGGAACAGGACGTTACTACCTATTTGACCATTGGGGGTCAACGTCGGCTGATAACCTTCTCGCCCGTGTTCGCTACATGGCAAAAGCACTTGACTGCAGGTACGTCATATTGGACCACCTGTCCATCGTCGTCAGTTCTCAGGAGTCAGGGGACGAACGGAAGGCCATTGACGAAATCATGACCAAGCTACGGACTCTGGTGGCTGAGACGGGAATCTGTTTATTTCTCGTGTCACACCTCCGGAGATCCCAAGGCAAGGCTCATGAGGACGGTGCTCAGATCAGCTTGGGTGAACTTAGGGGGTCTCAGGCCATCGCTCAGTTGTCAGACATAGTCATCGGTATGGAACGGGATCAGCAACACGAGAACGAGGACGTACGCAATACAACCACAGTCCGCGTGTTGAAGAACAGGTACACGGGTGAAACCGGACCTGCCTGTTGGCTGGCCTATGATCGTTCCACAGGTCGTCTGTCAGAAGTCGCTAATCCACACATAGGGGACGACTTTTGATTTACCTTGACTTGGAAGCCGACGGCCTCAACCCCACGCGCATCTGGTGTGTCGTGACACGGGAAAACGGAGTAAATACTGTACACAAGGACCCAGGGTCCCTCTGTAAGGCTCTAGAAGGCTCTGTGAGCGTTTGTGGACACAACCTGATAGGTTATGACCTCCCAGTGCTAAAACGTCTCTGGGGCGTTTCTGTGGCCCCTGAGCGCATAGTCGATACTTTGGTGTTGTCACGTCTGTACGACCCAAGTCGTGCTGGTGGACACTCCCTAAAGGTCTGGGGTGAGCTTCTGGGCTTCCCCAAAGGTGACCACGACGATTGGTCCTGCTTATCTACTGCTATGATTGAGTACTGTGAGCGTGACACAGAGGTCACAGAGGCCGTACACAAGCAGTTAGTCAGGGACATGGCAGGGTTTGACCAGAGGTCCATTGATTTGGAACACAAGGTGCAGTACGCCGTACAACAACAGGAGCGCAATGGATGGTTACTTGACCAAGAGTTATCTTATGATCTTTTAGCAACATTTAAGGAGAGAATGAATGAAATTGAAGAGGAATTGCAGGAGAAGTTCCCCCCTATCATACATCAAAGGTGGTCTGAAAAGACAGGCAAACGCCTTAAGGATCGAGTTGAGGTTTTCAATGTTGGTTCTAGGCAACAGATTGCGAGGCGTTTATCGACGCTTGGTGTCGTCTTTGAGAAAGTCACGGAGAAAGGGAATCCCATCGTTGACGAGGCTGTTCTAGACACCATTGACCTGCCAGAGGCTAGGTCCATTAGTGAGTACTTGATGCTACAAAAGAGATACGCACAGGTCCACTCATGGCTACAGCATGTGCAGGACGACGGAAGAGTTCATGGCCGTGTCATTAGCAACGGTGCAGTCACTGGACGCATGACCCACCAGAGTCCCAACATGGCTCAGGTCCCAGCAAGCCACAGCCCCTTTGGGCATGAGTGTCGCTCCTGCTGGACTGTGCCTGAAGGGAAGGCTTTGGTTGGCTTTGACGCTTCTGGGTTGGAACTCAGAATGCTGGCACACTACATGGACGATAAGGAGTTTACCAATGTCCTCCTCACCGAAGATATACACACAAGAAATCAACTGGCTGCGGGGCTGGAAACAAGACCTCAAGCTAAGACTTTCATCTACGCTTTCCTCTACGGAGCAGGAGACGCAAAAATTGGAACCATCGTTGGAGGAAGCGCAAAGGACGGCGCAGATCTTAAACGACGATTTCTATCAAATACACCTTCTCTTGAAAGTCTACGAGACCGCGTTGCTAGAGCATCTGGGCGAGGCTATCTCACAGGACTTGATGGACGTAGACTTAGAGTTCGATCTGAACATGCTGCACTGAACACACTTCTTCAGGCGGCAGGGGCTATCGTGATGAAGCAAGCGTTGGTCATCTTGGACAACTACGCACGACAGTGGAAACTTGACTATAAATTCATAGGTAACATACATGACGAAGTACAATCGGAGGTGGCTGCAGACCAAGCAGAGAAGTACGGCTGGCTCGCAGTGGAGTGCCTCAAGGCGGCAGGTGTGGAGTTCAACCTCCGATGTCCCCTTGACGGAGAATACAAAGTTGGAACAACGTGGGCAGAAACTCACTGAGGGAAACGTATGAAGAGCGTGTACACACTAGTCTCTGACATCTACAAACTGATGGAGACGAAAGAAGTAGCAGAAGGAGTGGACCTAGAGTCACACATCGAGCTATTCGGTGAGAACGTCAAGGAACTCATGCGTAACGAGTTTGGCGGACGTAAACGTGACGGACGAAAGCTACGTATGTCCAACATTGGACGCGAGGACAGGTATCTCTGGAATGTCTACAATGACGTAGAGAAGTCCGACGACATACAGGGGCACACCTATGTCAAGTTCCTCTACGGTCACCTCATTGAGGAGATGCTACTGTTTCTAACTAGAGCCGCAGGTCATGAGGTAACGGATGAACAGAAGAAGTGTGAAGTTAACGGTATTACAGGTTCGATGGACTGTAAAATCAACGGCATTGTTACTGACGTTAAGAGTGTGTCAACTTATGGGTTTAGGAAATTCAAAGATGGTACACTGGCTTATGACGACCCATTTGGCTACGTGGCTCAAATTAAAGGATACGCATATTCAGAGGGTGCTTCTAAATTTGGATGGTTAGCCATGGACAAGCAGAACGGTCACCTAACGTACCTCTTGTACGATCAGGACGACACACAGGCTCCTGTCTATGACCTCATCAGCTATGACATCAAGGAGCGCATTGACCACGTAAAAAAGCTAGTGGAGCATCCAACCCCACCCGACGTATGCTACGGCACTATCGCAGATGGAAAGAGTGGGAACCAGAAACTCGCCGTCGGATGCTCCTACTGTTCCTACAAAAAGGTATGTTGGCCTACCGTTCGCGCCTTCGCCTACTCCTCAGGTCCAAGATATTTAACGGAGGTTATCAATGAGCCGAAGGTCCAAGAGATCACGCTTTCGTAGCACATTTGAAGAAGACGTTTCTAAACTACTAAAAGGTTTTGACTATGAGCCGTTCACCGTCCCCTACACCATTCAGCGCAGTTATCGTCCTGACTTTGTTCACAGCGCCTCTGGTGTTCTCGTGGAGTGTAAGGGGTACTTTAGAGACGGAGACACCAAGAAGTACACCAGTATCAGAGATAGTCTGCCAGCAGGACAAGAGCTAGTGTTTGTCCTCATGCAACCCAACAAGAAGATACGCAAGGGGGCTAAAATGACTATGTCAGAATGGTGTGACAAAGAGAACATTTTATGGTATACTATAGAGACACTACAGGAGTTGATTGATCATGTCGCTAACACTAGAGGAAGTTAAGGAACGCCTCTTGAAAACCTTTGACCCAGACGACCTACTGGAGGCCCTACAGATAACCTCAGAGCAGATACTGGACAGGTTTGAGGACAAGTTAATCAACAGACTGGACGTGTTTGAACAAGAGCTAGAGGAGGAAGAAAATGAGTATTGATGACGCGACTCCCGAAGAGTGGGACACAGTTAGAGCACTGAACAACCTGTCCATTAGGAAGCCGAAGCAGGTAGACCCTGTGGAGCAACCTGACCACTACAACAAGGGAGCAATCGAAGCCATCGAAGCAATCAAAGCGTCCATGCCTGAACAAGAGTTCAACGGTTATCTCAAGGGTAACGCACTGAAGTACCTCTGGCGCTATGACTACAAGGGCAAGCCCGTGGAGGACCTACGCAAGTGCCGTTGGTACATCGACAGGCTTATTATGGAGATAAACCAGTGAAACGACTACTTCTGCTGCTTCTCCTGTCTGGATGTGTGATCGAGCCTGACACAAGGATCTGTGCTGAATATGGGTCGTACACGATTGTAAAACAAAAATGCATACCTATGTACGGTTCTTTGATCTGTGCAGACGAAGAAGTAACGGAAGTGTTTTGCAAAAGATACTTCGAAGATGAAGAAAAGGAAAATTAATGGACGCATATCAACAATACATTCACAAGTCACGGTACGCTCGTTACCTGCCAGAGGAACAGCGACGGGAGACTTGGGAAGAAACAATCGACAGATACCTAAACTTCTGGGTTGAGAAAGGTAAACTTACTCTAGAAGACGCCAATGGCATATTTGCAGACATCCACGACATGAGCGTAATGCCTTCCATGCGGGCACTCATGACTGCAGGGGAAGCTTTGGACCGTGACAACGTCGCTGGTTTCAACTGCTCCTACATGCCTATCGACCACCCCAAAGCGTTTGACGAAATGATGTACGTCCTGATGTGCGGTACAGGCGTAGGCTTCAGCGTTGAACCT